GATGCCACCATTGCAAGGACGCCTCACGAGGAGGAGCTTTGGGCGACGCAAGAGGGATCTGCATCTGCTCTTGCGACGGGACGCCTTGCAACATCGTTAACCAAACACCTTCAATCCAAACTCACGAACACGATCATCCTTACTGGTTTTACAGTGACGGGACATCCGCGCTTTTGCCATGTTATAGGCACTACGAGAATCAGGATTATAGTTGGTAGCCCAGCCATCAACAGGGCACTGAAGCACACCTTTTTCCGCATCTTCAACCAAGGCATCAGGAAGCGGTTCCTCTTCCTTCACCCATGAGGGCTTGAAGTCTTGTGGTGTGCCAACGTCATGGAGTTCAACCCGAAACGGTTGCCGTTTACCGTCAGCATCCATGTAAGTGGTAACCCGAGAAGAATCAGATCCCACAGCCCCACGATGTGGGCGACCTTTGCCGTCCCATGCGTGTAGTGTCGGGAATCTAGGAGCGCCTCGTTTTGCATCTGCTGCCCACCGATCCCACTCTCGTAAATACAGTTCAATCGAAGATGTAATAGGTGCGTGCCCAACCCATGAGGTGCCTCGGTGCTTTTGCAACTCATCCAGCTCATACACTTTCCCAAGGACTTCCTCAACAGCTTCCGCACATACCCCTTTCGGAAGAGGGGACTGCATAACAGCAACAGGGGATTCTCCCATGTGTTTCAGGAAAAAGCGATTCTCCGCAATTGAATACAAGACCGGATCAAAAATCTCCATAACTCCTCTAATACGTTGTATTCGTCCGAACTGGCTTCAGCACCACATGCACAGCACCTTCATATGCTGTTACCGTTCCGGTGTAATTCAACGATAGTTGTTCCCCTTTATCGAGTTTGCGATTTGCCAACGTCGAGGTCAGGGTGGATTGAACTGGCGTATTTGCGGTGCTATCCAACGCTAACGCCGAACTCAATGCTGTTGTAAGACTGGCTGGAGCAGTACCAGATGCGGCGACACCCACATCCAACGTCGTGCTGCTGGCTCCAGCCGTACTATGAACCTCACGCACATCCATGATTTCGTAATCTTGGTCAGCGACAAAGATCCCCGTATCAGCAGCTTCTCCTGCTGAAATGGTATAAGCCACATGAACCGGCGCGAGTCGTGCGATTGCTTTGATTCCCATATCTACCTTCTTTCTGGCGAAGTGACAGGGGAGCAGGGTGGCTAGGAACACCCCACTCCCCTCACCTACTCAGTTTACGATTCTGCTACATCTTCGATTTTCGCACCAGCTGCTGGGTTGTCACTCAGCAACTGCCCCTGCCAGTACCACGCCACCTCAAAGGTGGTTGATGTGGTCTGACGGAAGAACGATGTTCCGTCGAAGATTTCACTGACTGGACGCGGCACCGGATGTTCCCCGTGACCGAGGTAGAAGTGCTTTTTGTCCATGCCAATGATGGTGTTGGCTGCGAAATAGGGATCCACATGCCAAGGATTACCAGAGAAGCGGTAAATGGTTTGTCCATCTCCACCATCTTCACCCTTTTGCTGTGCGCCCCCGGAGCGTCCAACACCAGACCCACCATCCAACGCTTTCGGTGAACTCATCGCAAAGTAAGTATCTTCGCGGAGGAGTTCGTGATAGCGCCGTACGATAGCGAGGTTTGATACATAGGCGTTCAAGGAACCGCCGCCTTTTTCACGGACGGAATCCTCAAGCTGCATAATGAGGTCTTCGGTCAAGGCACGGTTCGTGCCACTATTGCTCAACACAATAGACTTCCAGAACTCATTACCCGCTGTGCTGCGGTTAATCCCACCAAAGTTGCCGACCGATGCCCCCGGAGGGTTCGCGTCGTCAATAATGCTCAACAAGCCATTCGTGTGATAGGCAATCCCACTGCCAACGGTATCCTGAATAACCATGTAATCCGTTGCAGCTGTCCCGGATGGTGCGCCCGAAAGCGTCACTGTCCGATTGGGTACGTCAACAGCATTGACTGTGAGGGAGTTCCCCAACACAGAGGTGTTGTTTGACGCATCCATGACATCCACCACCATCCCGACATCTACACTCGGAAGTGAGTTGACGGTAATTTCGGTTGCGTCATCAGCTGCTGGAAGAATGGCTAACTTGCCAAGCCCATCAGAGATGAGGTCAGCGTTAATCATCTTCAGGATACGGCGACGGAACCCTTCTTCCATCATCTTCAACGCAGTCTGGAACGCAAACTTTGAGTTCCGTGCGTCTTGGATGAGCTTCCACGACATGTTGTACAGTCCTGCAAATTCCTGCAGGCTGAATGACGCTTCAGTCGTATCGGGGTTGAGGTTAGACGGCAATGAGCCACCTTCCGCAAGACCCGTCCACGATCCGGGGTTCTTCACCATGATGGGCATAATGAACTGCCCACGACCGCCAAGAGGCTTTTTGATCTTCTGGAATAAATTCCATGTGACCACTTCTTGGTTTACCAAATAGAGGACTTGATCTACACCATAGGTGTATTTCATCGCCTCAATGACATCAGTTGTGCTTGCCATAAAGCTGTTCTCCGTAGAGAGCAGTTATTCGGTTTGGCCTTGGTTCATCATCGGCCAGAGTTCATCAGCGCGGTCTTGCGGAGTTTTGTAACCCCCCGTCTTTCCGCTCGTCAGTGAGGCTTCTCCGCCTTTACCCGGAAAAGTTCTCGCTCGTGCATCGCTGGCCGTCTTCCGATCCATTTCACGGAAGCCTTTCCGCATGGTTTCTAACCGCGTACGCAACATGTTGGGATACTCCGCATCAAGGTCTTTGCCTTCGTGGGAGTAATACACATCTTGTAAGTAGTCATTTACCCATGGTTCATCGGGAAGGTTATGTTCATCCCGCAATTTGGAAAAGCGTTGAGAAAGTTCGGTTTCACGTTTCTCAGAAGTATGTGTTCCCACCTGCCCCTTGAGTGCTTTGTATTCCTTATACATATGCGCCAAGGCTTGGTCGCGTTGCTGAATCGCCTGATTCAACGGGTTAATCCCGTCATTCACAATCCGTTCCATTAACGACGCTGCAGTTGGGCCATCCAGATACTGCATCCCCCGCAACTGTTCCAAGAGCTGTGCCTGTGAATTTTGGGCACCGCCTTGCTGTTGCTGAAGATACTGCTGCTGCATCTGTTGCTGATACTGCTGCTGTTGCTGCTGCATCTGCTGTTGCTGGGCATACCACTGTTGCCGATTATCCTCAAACGAGCGACGGTCATCTGCAAGAGCTTGTGACTTTTTGGTGAACTCGGCTTGGACGTCCTTCGGCCAAGATCCGGCTTCACTGCTTCCACTATCAGGGGAGGCTTCTGGTGCTGTTGACTCAGGTGATTCAACAATGTCAGGAGCTTCCGATGGTTCAAAATTTTCCATGTTTGTCCCTCCGAGTGGATGATGAGTACCGCTAAACGTGTTCCCCTGCCGAGGAGTGTCGAGCAGTGTGTTCACAATCCGTGTTCATCTGTGACATCTATGGCATTATCGGGCTTTCCATACTACAACGTCAAGTGATCATCTCTGTGGGGGCCCCATAGGAGGTCGGGGAGGCTGTTGTGGCTGTGGCCCTCCCTGTTGCTGCCCCTGTGCCATGGCCTGCGCCAACGCTTCCGGTGCTTGCGGGGCAATCGCGGAACTTTCCCGGAATTGCTCCAATGCCATGTCAATCGCTTCAGCGGCAGCCTTGGCGGCAGCCTGTTGGGCAGCTTGCGCTACCGCTCCTTGAATCTGCGCCTGTTGCGCCCCTTGATCCTGCTTTTCAGACGCTGCCATCAATAATTCACGGCATTTATTCCAGAATCCCACAAATCCCTGCTGAATCTCTGGACTGGCACTGAGAAATTCCATTGTTGCCATCTCAGACTCTAATTCGTCCATGACCACGCGGAGATTCCAGAAGGGCATGGGAATACTTTCCGGTAAGGGCGTGCCTTCCCATAATCGCTCCACTAAGGACATTGCCAGCTTACGATATTTGGCTTCAGCCGCTTCTCGCCCCGTTTCCCCCATATTCAAGTCCGAGGCAATCTTTTCCTTGTCAATCTTCCCCGTGCGCTCGTCCATATACAGCACACTCAGCGGAGATTGCAAGTGTTCCCGGATACGCGCTTCCCGCAGGGCACGCATTTCTGGAATCAGGCTACCACGCTCCACCGTAATGGAGAAATCCGTGCCTGCCCGCAGAATTTCCGAGGTCTGGAAGATAAAGACCTCATCTTTCATGTTCTGGTCGGTATAGTGCAGGGTGCGGAAGGCCGGGTAGTATTCTTTCACCCGATTCATGCGCATTTCCTTCACCATCGCCATGCGCTGGCCGAAATGGGTGTAGAGATTGCCCCATTGGGAATCAAGGATTTCTTGGAGCATCGGCACGGCCATCGGCCCCCGCATTGCGCCTGTCCCCTTGCCATCTTGGAATAAATCCACGCCCCCGGCGATTTCTCGCATGAGTTTGATGGTCAAATCAATGGATTGCATGAACCAACCCGGTAATTGAGGTGGGTCACGCCGTTGCACCATCTTGATTCCGGTTTCATTCAGGCCATTTTCAATCGGAGCTGGGTAATCTACCGGAATATCTTCCCGCTTCAGGGTCGGACCCAGTAATTCATCTCCGTAGATGGACGCATTGGCCTGTTCACCCAGTTGCGAAAGCCGTTTATTGAGAAATCGCTGCGGGGCAATCAAATCACTAATGTAATCGTTGCTCCAGAAGGTGGCTACCGTAGGGCTCCAGTGAAAATCCACCAACGGAATAAATCCATAGGGATTGTCATCGTCAAGTAGGATTTGTTCCCCCGGAATGAACGCACTGTAGCGCCCACGGGGATTTTTCTCGCTCATGGGCTGATACCGCTCGACCACAACCGCAAGATCCGGGTCATTGCTCGTGCGTGTACCCTGAATCCGTGGAATCAGGTCTTGCAGGTGCATTGAACCTGTCGGATCGCCAAATTGTTTGATATCCGTGCTGAGAATCCGCACTTCACTGGCATCTTTAATGTTTTCCAGTGTTTCCGCACTAACGTCATAGTTCGCTTCGATCCATCCCACCGTTCGAATCTTCGCAATGTAAACCGCTTGATCTGGCGAAAGGTCATTCACAGAACGAACAGACGCATCAATGAACACTTGGAGGGGACTGAGGACTTCACTGCCCACATCTCCGGTCAAGACCATATCTTCGACCACTTCGAACTGTTCTTTGGGCGCTCCCTGCGCCATCATCATCTGACGCGCCGATTCCGGGACAACTTCTCCGGTTTGCACATGCGTCCACTGCAATTCTCCCGTTTCCGGGTCAAACTGGGGCATGGGTTCCATACAGGCATCTTTGACCCATGGCACATACTCAAACGCTACTCCTCCTACGGACATCCACCAGAGAATTTCCCATGTACGTGAGGGTTGATCGAGCTTTTCGTCCAAGGCTTTGATCAATTTATCAATGACGGCAGCGTTGCCAATGGATTTCGGATCTTGTTTATCCGCTCTGGCCTTGAAAATAGGGGCAATACTGCTCAGACGCCCCATCATTTTGTAGAGCATCTGCGCAGCGAGATTAAACACCAGATGGAGTTTGTTCGGATCACGCCGACGGGTGAACAACACCCGATTCTGTGACCCAATCCAATGCTCTCCCGAAATAAACGAGAGATTGGTCAGAATACGGAGTTCCACAGACCCGATGTTGCGTGCTTTCTGCGCACGGAGTCGGTTATAGTCATCGGTATACTCAGTCAGTTTCTCATCATCGTTCGCCATTTATTGCGCTCCTAAATGCGCGTCCGGTAAATCCTGCAGACGCCCTTCGTCTACACTA